CAATAAAAAACAGGGGCTGATGAAGCGCATTGGTCGCTGCATGGGATATCTGCAGCTGGCGGCAGAGATTGAAGCACTTGCCAGTGGTGCAGACAGGGATGCTGCGGTGCGGGAGGGTCTTCTTTGTGATTTCAATACGCCACCCTTTAAGAAAGAGCCTGATGGCTGGATCCAGCCGGGGCTGACTTATCTCAAATGGCGCATATAGTAAAAGAGAAAACAATTGAGGTGAAAAATGAAAAAATACGATATGACAGTTAAATCATTCCACATGGGGGATAAAAATGTTGTCGTTGTCCTTGGTATATATAATTATCAGGTTCCATCAATGCTGTTGTTCAATATTGAAATAGATATTGAACGACGGGAAGATGCTACCATTCCGTTTTATGAGGCGCTGGCTTTAAAAAAAGCAGCCTCGCTAATTCATGAAATTTCTGATGATTTAGCAGTGGCTGCTTAGATTTTTATTTCAAAAATGGCTCAGGACTGGTATTGCCAAACATGGGTCTTACCGGTGGTTGCATGAGGGTATTGATGGCGACTTTAATCTCTGGTTTACCTGAGGTTGTGATTTTGCTCAGTTCGCTATGTAACCTGGTTTTAAGCTCATCACTGAATTTCTTGTCTCCACTTTGCTGATCCAGAATGTCAACGATGTTGTAGAACAGGAAATTGGCTGCGGTATTTATAGCTATGTTTTCGCGCTGAAGCCCCTGAATTAGTTGAAAAAGTTCATGGTTTGATATTTCCATTAAGTTCTCCTTATTGAGGTTATCAGCCATCCCTCTTTTGTTACATGTGCCAGTGCCCACCACTGGCAGGCTGAAGACTTAACATATCCAGGGATTCGGAACCGATAAATCCTGATAAATATCCATGAACACCAAAATCAAATACGGCCTGTCGGCTGCCGTTCTGGCGCTGATTGCCGCAGGTGCGCCTGCGCCTGAAATCCTCGACCAGTTTCTTGACGAAAAAGAAGGTAACCACACCACGGCATACCGTGATGGTGCGGGTATCTGGACCATCTGCCGAGGTGCCACCCGGGTGGATGGTAAGCCTGTGATTCCTGGCATGACGCTGTCGAAGGGGAAATGCGACCAGGTTAACGCCATTGAGCGTGATAAAGCGCTGGCATGGGTGGAGAAAAACATCAGAGTGCCACTGACCGAACCCCAGAAAGCGGGGATCGCGTCATTCTGTCCTTACAACATTGGCCCCGGTAAGTGTTTCCCGTCGACGTTTTATAAACGAATTAATGCAGGCGATCGCAGGGGAGCGTGTGAAGCGATTCGCTGGTGGATTAAGGACGGTGGCAGAGACTGCCGTATCCGCTCAAATAATTGTTATGGTCAGGTATCCCGTCGTGACCAGGAGAGCGCGCTGGCGTGCTGGGGTATCGACAGATAAGCAGAATATTTTGCTGAAAAATGACGTTGACTAACGCGGACGGATAACACGAAATCCTGCGAACTGGCAAAACCTAAGTGAATAAAAGTAAAAACCCCGTTTGTTGGCAGCAAGCGGGGTTTTGTGTTTCTGACCTTGGATAAGGCAAGGGAGAACATGGAAAAGTATAAACGAATTCTGTTGAGGTTGACTATGAAAAACGGCCTTGAACTGAAAGCGCCAGAGTAACTGATGACATCAGCAGAGCGCTGGCTTTTGCTATTAAGTGGGTGGCGGTTGGTATCGCTGTGTCTCCGATACTGTATGGGCTGGCAAAACTGGTCATTGCGTTGAAATCGTGAAGGGAGGATTAAGCATGTCAGACAAACTCATAATGCTGGCGAAGATCCTCTGTGTAATCGTCGGCATTTCATTTTCACTAATGCTGGTTGCTATTTGCTTTTCCACTGCCTGGCGCGTCTTAACTCTGTCAGGGCTGGTGGGGTGACAGAAACATGAAATGTGTACTGTATTCCGGTGACTGTCTTGATGTTATGCCTTCATTACTACCGGGAAGTGTTGACCTGGTTTTATGTGACCCGCCGTATGGAACCATTAAAGGGCTTACACTCCGTACATGGGATAAGAGTACGACAGCATGGGACGATGCCTTAAATCCTGAAGATATTTTCACACAGTGCGAACGACTGCTGAGGGTGGGCGGTGTGCTGGTCATGTTCAGCCAGGAGCCGCATACAAGCACGATGATTACTCTGGCGGATAAAAACCTGCCGTTTTTATATCGTATGGTGTGGAAGAAGGAGCATTTCCCCAACCCGCTTTCAGTAAAAAAAGCACCTGTATCTTTATTCGAGGATATCGTTGTTTTCCGGAAAAAATATGACAGTGAGAAAAACCACCCGCTGAGGGAGTACGCCCGAAATATCCTTTCTTTCATTGGCCACAGGACAGACAAGGAAGTTAACAAAACACTGGGGCACCGTCGGGCAGAGCATTTTTTTTGCGTGAACACACTCCAGTTTTCCCTCTGCTCACAGGATACGTATAACGAGTTAATTAAACGCTTTGGTATCGACCGTATGCCGGGTTTCATGACATATGAAGAAATGCGCAAAGTGAATTCCGGTTACGGCACTGTGGTTTTTAATCTCCCTCAGGGGAAAAAATACCGCGCAAATATTCTGGAGTACGCGCGGGAGCGGGAGCGATGGCATCCGACCCAGAAGCCAGTTGCATTACTGGAAGAGCTGATTCAGACGTACAGCAACCCTGGCGACAGGGTACTGGATTTTACTATGGGGAGTGGTTCAACAGGTGTTGCATGTATCCGGACGGGGAGACGGTTTACCGGAATAGAAAAGGATGACCGGTATTTCGCTGTTGCAAAAAAACGTCTGGAAAAAGAAAACAGTGAAATGGTGGTGATATGAACCGTGTTCTGTGTGTGGTGATTATTGTCCTGCTGGTGGCCTGTGGTGCGCTTAGTCTGGGGCTGAATCATTACCGCGATAACGCCATCACCTACAAAGCGCAGCGCGATAAAAAAGCCAGAGAGCTGGAGCTGGCAAACGCAACCATTACTGATATGCAGGTGCGCCAGCGCGATGTTGCTGCGCTCGATGCAAAATACTCGAGGGAATTAGCCGATGCGAGAGCTGAAAATGAAACTCTGCGTGCTGATGTTGCCGCTGGTCGTAAGCGCCTGCGGGTTAAAGCCACCTGTCCAGGCTCCGTGCGTGAAGCCCCCACCACCTCCGGCGTGGATAATGCAACCGGCCCCCGACTGGCAGACACCGCTGAACGGGATTATTTCATCCTCAGAGAACGGTTGATGACAATGCAGAAGCAGCTGGAAGGGGCGCAGGAATATATCCGCACTCAGTGTATTAACTAGTATTTTTGTTATCCGGAGAATGCATGAAGAAATTACTGGTAACCGTAAAGTCTTTTCAGGGAACAATTCCGTTCCGTATTTTGCAGTGTGGTCGTGTTCTTGTTGAAGGTTCGTTCAGTGGTAAATGTACGCAATTACACTCCCGGACCTTTCAGGTGAATGCCACGAATGAAGAGCTAACCGTTGAGTGTACGATGAATGCCGCTAAATGCCGCATGGTATCCGCTGCATTACAGCCAGTGTGTTGAGCGACCTTATTATCCATGCGCGGTATTGTCGCCGTATTCCTGCATTAACAGAGACCGCAGCCCGACCGGGAGACTCCTCTGCGCGAGTGTGCGGGGATAATCAAAAACGATACACACCGGGGTTTACCGCGTTAACGGAGCGCGGCGTTGTCCCCTCATGGTCGCTGGTCCGGTGCGATGGTGGAAGAAACCGGACGATGTGTTACCTCGCAAGCTCTGTTATGTCATGTGTCTGATTTGTGATTTAAGTCGGATAATTGTCGTTGCCATTAAGCAGAGGATTGATGACCGACAGGGTGGCATTGTTAGAATAAGACTTATTCTTATCTGTGCCGGGAATGAAAATGAAAAGAAATCTTCCGTTAATTATTTTGTTGTCTTCTCTGGTTATGGGCTGTACGCAACATAAAACAGATATGCCCCGACAGTTGGTTAAGGCATTACCACAATATCCGGCCTATGCAGCGGCAAATTATATAAAGGGACGGGTTGATGTGAAGTTTGATATTGGTGCTGATGGTACTGTCACCCGAATTGAGTTTATCCGTTCAGAGCCGCACCATCTGTTTGATGAGCAGGTTGTAAAAGCGATGGCAAAATGGCGATTTGAGAAGGACAGGCCGCGTAAAGGCGTGAAGAAAACGTTTATCTTTAGTCCTTCTGCACCCTGATTATTTCATCAGAAATTAATTATCACTCTGTTGTTATTCTGTACATCCCGGCAGGGTAAGTCTTGTTCCGTCGGATATGAAGATGAAATATTGTTGGAGGACAGTGGGTACCTGCTCCTGTAACCGAACGTTCATTTCTCGTTATTTGTCATGCTGGCCGGGCGCAGATGCGTTGCATCTGTTGCCAGCCTTCTCCTGCAGGCTTCAATAACCCACGCTGAAAAGTTACCGGACCCTTTATGCTCAAGGGCGATGTTGATCTGTTCAATCATGTGATTGGGGAAACGGATATTGCGGGTTGTGGTTCTGCGGGTCCGGTTTTTCGATGACATATTTATTTCCTTTACTGATTGCCATATGACGGGGATTTTACATGGCTCAGCTTCGTACACTCCAGAGCAGAATCAAAACACTGAATACCCGACGGGTGAATATTCTGAAGGGTGAACAGCGTCGTGTCAGTGGCAGTGCACGTGTTTCCCTCAAGCGTCATATCTGGCTCAGGGACGCCGGGCAGTGCTGTCTCTGTGGTCGTGTGGTTGACCTCTGTGACAGTGAACTCGATCACCGAATTGCACTTCAGTTCGGTGGTGGTAATGAGGAGACGAATCTCTGGACGCTCTGTACCGAATGCCATCGACAAAAGTCTGTTCGTGAAGCGGCGAGTGGTATGCCGGACCCGACACTGCCGGAGGTGTCCGGAGGTAGTGGCAGAGCGGACGACATCATCGGACTGTAACCCGACCCGGGGGGGTATCATCCGGCGTAAAAAACTATCGCTCCGGACACCGCGCCCCCTCTCATGCAGAGAAAAAATTCCCGTTTCAGGGCAGTTAACATGTTAACTGGCTGCCCAGGCATTTTTGCGGTTTTTATCTTTATTATTCAGTTTGTTGCGCGGAAAAAATGTTAACAGGCTTTTTCAGCAAATGTTAACCAGGCAGCAGTTAACATTTGCGGCATGAGACGCCGGGAAAAATGGGCTGAACCATACCCGGCTGAGTGCGTTCTGGACCCGGGAGGAGGCTGTGCTGACAACGCAAAAACGAAAATTTGCGCTGGCGCTCATGTCCGGGAAAAACAAAACAGCGTCAGCCATTGCCGCCGGTTATTCGGCGAAGACAGCCAGGGTTAAAGGCTCGCAGCTGGCAAAAGATCCGGAGGTGCTTGCGTTTATAGCCCGTAAACAGTGCGAGACGGTGGAGGTGGATGAGGTTCCTGTTTACCGGCAGAAAAAATCAGAGCAGGAGGATAAACCCCGTCGCCGTGAGGCGGCTGCAATACCACAGCCGGACGAAACAAATCCGGAGATGCCACCGCCCGTGGTGATATCTCCTGGTATTGAGTATATGGAGGACGGTCTTCCCGATCCGGTGAAAGCGATGGGGCGTCTTCTGGTGGAGAACATTAATACCGACCCCAGGCTGGCGCTGGATGCGGCTTATAAGCTGGCGCAGTTCACGCACCACAAAAAAGGGGATGCCGGTAAAAAATCGGCAAAAGGTGACGCGGCGAAAAAAGCGGCTAACCGTTTTGCGGTGCCACCACCACCCCGACTGGTGGTGAATAATGATAATGAGGGCAACGGATGATACCTGTGTGGAGCACGGCCTGCCCGGACTGGGCAGAGCGCCTGAAAAAGGGGCTGTCGATTATTCCGGCTCCGATTTATCCGGAGCAGGCCGCACATGCCCTGGCGATTTTTAAACAACTGCGGATTGTGGATGCACCGGGCAGCCCGACGTTCGGGGAGTCCTGTGCACCGTGGGTGTTTGACCTGGTGGCGGCCCTGTTTGGCTCCTACGATGCGCAGAACGGTGTACGCCATATCAAGGAAGTTTTTATCCTTATCCCGAAAAAAA